AACAGAATCTGCACTATCTTTTTTACTTATAATTGCTTCATTGTAGTCTGTTTGCATTTTTGTCTTCCTTATGCTTTCCTTTGGTCTGTTGATGTGACTGGTTCATTACCAGTTACTGGAATATCAGCACTTATACTTGAATATTGTCCAGAAACATCCTCAGGTTGAATACTTGTTATTTGATTGATTGTTATTGCAGTCGCTTCAGCTTTAAATTTTTCGCTATCTAAATCTTTTGAGTTATTTGCAAGGTTACCTGCAACTATAGCAGCTGTCAACAAAGATGGGTTTTCACCACCTAGTAATAATCCCAATTTCCCTACGCCTTCAATTGCTCCTCCTGAGCCAAAGAAACTTGAAATACCACCACCTTCTAAACTTAGAGGACTTGGTGTTTTGTCATAATGTATTTCAGCAAATCCTGCAGGATCACCATCTTTAATTTCTCCTTGGCCGTATACTACTGCTTCGTACATTAGTGAAAATCTATTTTGTGATGGTGTTTGTCCATCAGACTGGTCCATGGTATCGTGTTGAATATTAGTTATGATAGGATTTATTAAACTAAATTTTGTAAAGAATTTTCTCGAAAATTGGTATATATCAAAACTATCAAAGAAAGGTCTTTTAATCTGTAAAGGATTATTAGCATAACTATAATCTAATCCGTACTTATATTTTCTAGTTTCACTATTACCGTATGTATTTCTAGATGCATACCTTGGGTCGTTTTGTTCTTTAAGTGCATTACCGTCAGCATAGTTGTATCTGTAATATGCTTCTAGTAAAGCAGTTGTTGTGCTATAATTATCGTCATGCATTGTAACATTTATAGGATCATAGGTTATGCCTGTATGGTAATTCTTCTTTCTATTGTAAGAATTCTTTGTTTCAACACGCATGTCTAATGACGGCAAATCAATAGATTTAACAAGTAGAGCAGCTTCTAATAAATGTTTTTGCTGGGCTCCTTTAAGAAAAAGTTGTTGTACTTCTTCATTTATTTTCCAGTTAACAAAATATAGAAATTTAGTTTTAGGTGCTAACCTGAAATAATCATCAACATAAAGACGTGCCGCATGTTGGAAATCACCTAAATTTCCTTTAGGATTTAGGAGACCCGATAGTAAATTGTCTGCAAAATTATTGTTACCTGCCATACTATTATTTATCTTATGTTTAAAGTACGTATATAATCATAAGGAAAGGGGACTAAGTCCCCTTTCTATATTGGCTATTATTTTGTTATTATAGGCCGCCGCCGGTAACTAAAGTATTTGTAGTACGTCCGATTGCTGTACCAATACCTGTACCTTGTGGTGATTGGATAGCATTATCATAACGTATTTGTAGTGTTACATTAACAGGATCATTAGTTGTATAATTTAAACTGTTATAATTTGCATTTTCTATGTAACAACCGTATAATTCAAAAGTTTCTAATACATTTGGTTCATTTATACCGTTACCACCGTCAAGTATTTCCATTCTTGTTAAGAACTTATAATCTATACCTGATGCAGCACTTGCCTGTTCGAAGAAGTCGAATTGTTTCTGTAACTGTTCGCCAACAAGTTTTTGTACATTATTGTTTACGTCTTCACGCAAGTTAAGTGTAATCGGCTCCCAAGTATGCTTACCTGCCAAATACACACGTGAGTTATATGCATCAAGAGTAATTTGATCAAACGATACTGTTGGACGAGTAACGTCCATAACTTGTTTTGTAAGCTCTGTTGTAGGAGTCGACACACCAAAGTTTTCCAGTGTCACTCTAAAGCGATACTGCAACTTAGGCATTAATAAGCCCTGATTAGTTGCACTGTTATCGCTATCTAGCGGCACAGTTAATTTTGATAGTGTTGAAATAGCCATTTAATATCTCCTGTTACTATTATTTATCACATTTCTTCAGCTATTAAAGAGCCGCAATTTCTCCGGTGTTCTTAAGTCTAAGAGGTATGTAAATAAACTCAACTGCTTTAACCGGTTCAATAGCAATGTCTAAGTATAGTTCATTTCTATCAATTCTAGCTGGAGTATTGTTAGTTTCATCGCATACAACTAAGAAGTCATACAATGCTCTTTGTCCTACTAGTTCTAATAATAGGCTTTCTGTAGCTTGCTTTATTTCATCTCTAGTTATCTTATCATTTGGTTCAAATATGAACGGCTTTGACAATGACTGTAGTTGTGATCTCAAATAAATTACCAATCTAGCAACATTAATTCTATCTAATGCACTATCATTTGGAGCTCTAGTCTTTTGTCCAAAGTTAACCAAACCTGCACCAGTTAAGAATGATATAGGATTGACTTTATTTGAATAAAGTGTATCTCGCTGTCCTTCGTTTAGAGATATACTTACAAATTCTCCTTCACTGTTTACAAAACCTGCAGCAGTTGCATTTGTAATATTTCCTCTTCTAGTTCCGGCTGGTGCAAACCATGGGAAGCTAACCTGGTCACTTAATGCAATAGTACGTAGCATCATATGACTTGGTGGAACAACAATATTATTTCCTGCATTGTCTGATGTTATACCCCATGGATAGAACACAGCCAAATATTCGTCAAAACTAACTAGCCCGTTTGAATTATCTTCAACTGCCTGGTTTACATTAGTTGACCATTCTGACAATGAAGTAGCATCACTTGTTAGCCTTGCAGGGGAATCACCAAGTACAAATGCTGTTAATCCTCTGTCATAGTTAAGTGTTACCATTTCTCCAATTAGTTCTGAATAGCCTGGAGTAGCAATAATATTAAATTGCTTTGACTGTTCATCTCTAATTTCTTCATTACTGTTTATTTCAGCTTGTAGTGCTTGTACAATCACTTTGCGTTGAGCATTGCGACCAAAAGATCCTGCTCCGTTTGCTTGGTTAGCTGATTCAGTAACCCAACGATGTGGATAATATTTTTGACCTGTTGTTAGATCATTCATATCTTCATTGTTAAATCTTGGGTTAGTTGTTGTTAAATCAATGTAGTTTCTTACAAATCTCTTAACATTAAATCCGCTTCTGCGTGTATTCCATAATAACATTCCTCTTGGATAAAGTGCAGGATCTGGAGCGTCTGGATCTAAGTAATTACTAACCAACAAGTCTGTAATACTAGATGCTACATTAGTTGCATCATATCCTGCATCAGTCCAACGTGCATCTGCAAATAAGATGCCATCTTCTGTAGTCTGATCTGAAGTATCAACTTCAATCCATCTTAACAATGTTGCATTATACTTGTAAATTCTAGGATAGTTTTCTAAATCAGAAGTGTCAATCCAAATATCACCTTCTTTAAGATCGCTACCATCACTTTGCTCTTCAGGTTGTGTTGCAGAAACAATTGGTCCTACAGGATCGGTTTGATTACCTGCTTGCGCGGCATAGTATGGACTTGTAGAATCTAAGTATCCTACCCAAGTACTGCCGTTATGTACCATAATGTCCACTTCATCAACTACACTATTATACCATAGTGTATTGTTATCTGTTAACGAAGCTGGAGCATCTACGCTTGCTGTATATGAAAGTACATTCCAGTTTGTTGCTACAAAATCATTTGTTGTATCACCTGCTGGTGCGGCATAAAGATTAGGTGTGCCTGTTGAGGTTGCATTATTAAATGCTGTGTAACCTATATCTGCTAGTGCTCCGTCAGTGTCTGCAATACGGAACTCTCCGCCTGCTGTATGTGCTATACTAAGTTTATTAGAACTATCTACGCTTGCAACAATATTTACAAAGCCTGCGCTGTTAATAGCTGCCGCTATATCTTCTGCATCTGTAGCTGCATTTGTAGCAGTAAATGTTACAGTGATTGCAGGATTAAGGGCTGAATTACCAACAATTGATTCTTGAATATCAAAGTTGTATACTGCGCCGCCGCCGGCTCCGCCAGTAACACTTAGTCCTGTAATTGCTGCACTAGTTACTGCTGTATCACCTGAAACTGCTCTACGCATAATCTTAAATGAAGCTTCTGTTGGACTATCTTCTGTTGGATTGCTTTGAATATAAATTGACCCAACTGGTAAATTCTTGCCACCGCCAGCTACATCCAAACCATACAGTGCAGCATGGTTTGTATCATATATTGGTGATGATAGTGCTTCCCAAAGTGCTGTTGTTGCATTCCAACGCTTAACGCTATATTTTGCGCCGCCATTTGGTTGTGTAGTCTTAACCCATATAGAACCTGTTGGATTATTAGTACCATTTGATTTAAACTGTGGTACATTAGTATGTGTGCTAATTTGCAATGCAGGAGCTTGGAATGTAGTAGCTGTAATATCAAGATCTGAAAGTATAGTACCTGTTCCTGCACCAATTATTACAGGATTACCTGCGCTGTATAGCTCTAGTCTGTTGTCTACAACGGCTGCTGTTACTGCACCTGCACCGCCAGCACCTAAGCTAAGTGAGTTAATATAGCCTGCAAGATCAGTTACGGAGTTTCCTCCCCAACCTGTAATTGGTGTACTGTTGATATCAAATGAATCTGCAGGATTAATTGTTGGATTACTTGTACCACTTCTTACTGTTGGCCAACTTGCTGTCCAAGCAGAACTACCAACTGTGACCCATGTTCCAGCACTATTCTTATACCATAACTTGTTTACACTTGTTACAGTTACTAAGGCATATTCGCCAATAGCACCAATAGACGCTTTAGGAGTATAATCTCCTGTACTAAAGTTTACAACATCACCTTGTGCATTTATAATTCTAGGAGTCTTATTTGTGAATGTTTGTCCATTAGTAGTTGTTACAGCATTGCCGTTCCATTCAAAAATTCCGTACAAAGAACTTGCAATATCAAACCAATATTCTCCTGATTGCGGATTTGCAGCAGGAGCGTTAGCACTAGGAGTTAGTGATGCTAGATCTATGTCTGCACGAACAATATATGCTCTATTACTAACACCTAATAATGAATATGCAGCCTGAAGTCCATATTCATTAAGTTCTCCGCCATGTACTGGATTGTTATTTGTATCTGTATAAAATACTGGTTCACCAAATAACTCTACTAAGTCTCTTTGACTTGTAACTAGATATGGGTTACCAGCGTTTGCTTGTCTTGTTCCTTGTGCTATGCCTGTTCCAGCAGCATTTGCTTTGTCTTGTGCTGACGCTACAAGCAACATTGGAACTGTTCCTGGTTGTGCTGAAGTATAAAAACTTTCGTCTATTACACTAACCTGAACTCCTGGTGATGTCAATGCCATTATAATTCTCCTATGAATTCAAAATTCTTTATTAATGTTATTTAGCCATCAGATAGAAAAATCAGTACTGTTAACACCGAAAAAAGGTGATGAAAAGGTGAGGTAAATACAATATGAGACCATTATGTGTATGCGGATTTAGACCAGCGGCAATAAATTACAAAAAAGGTAATAAAATTTACTATAGGAAAAAATGCGAGATGTGTTTAACGCATGGAGGTGTTAGTCACGGTATACCTAAATGGAAACAAGCAGGATACAAAAAAAAGTCATTCTGTGAGAAGTGTAATTATAAATCTACACATCCTGAACAATTTAATGTTTTCCATGTTGATGGAAACTTGAATAATTGCTCGCCTTTAAACTTAAAAACTATATGTGCAAACTGCCAACGTATTATGCAGAAAGAAGGAGTTCGGTGGAAGCAAGGTGATTTGAAACCAGATTTTTGAGATCATCTATGGTGCCAAAATTATCAACAATAGTATCAAATGATACATTTGCCCATCTCCATTCACTTTCGTGTACGTCCGTTGGCTCTACACCTATGTCTTGATACATACGAAACCAAACTGGATCAGGACCTCTACGTATTCTCCATACTTTTCCGTTGATATCTTTAATCATTTGTGCTTCATTAGAAAATCTAACATCAGGTATAACATAGTTTGTTTCCGGATTTTCTAATATTTTCTTTTTTGTTAAACTTACCCATATGCCATCATAAAATCCGTTACGCATACAGTCGGTTCCAAAAAGTTGTAAAATTAAACGTGGAGTAATTTTTTTGCCTGTTTCTTTGGACCAAAATTCATCAGGTTCTTCTCTCCATTGTCGAGATTCATCAGTTTGTCCTTCAAGCATTTCTCTGTCCCATCCAAAAACAGTAGAAACACCATCTTTCAATGAATCTGCAAAAGAGATTTTTTCATATCCATGATTTTCTATTAGAAATTTTGCGACCGTATCTTTGCCGCTGCCTATTAGTCCACAGATTCCAATTACCATGATTAACCTTTCCTTATACTATATCATATTATACGATATACAAAAGGATTTGTCAACCTATTAAGAAACTATATCCTGTACCACCTGAAACAGCAAGTGACACTTCTTGATCTAATTTTTCCATTTCGCCCTGGGCTTCGGCTTTAAGACTTGCACCATTAAGACTAGTACCACCTTGTGGTCCAGCGATAGTAGCAAATTTTTCTCTAGCTTCGCCTAGCATATACTTACAGCCTGCAAGCGTATAGTCTTTAATCCATTGGCTTGCAAGGTAGTCATTAAGTAATTCACTGTCTGGTCTATAGTTGTATGCATACAACATAAGCGTTTCTTCTGCTCTAGGACGTTGCAGTAGTGTTAATTTTTTGGAGGTACTATTCCATTTAAATTCAATAAATGATCCAAACATTCTGCCGACTAATTCTTGATATTGACTAAACAAATCATATGTAGCTAGTCCTCCCATGTTTGAACTTGCTAATAGATAGGTGTTTGTATAAGCAAGATTGAATGGCTCAAAGATACTTCCGCCATCGCCGCCGCCTGTTCTTGAACCCACACTTCTTCTAAATATTTTGCGTACTTCTATAACTTCGTTAGGTAGTGTATATTCGTTTTGATCAACTACTGTATCAAAAAATAAGTAGCTTTCCTCGACGCTATTGTCTGATCGTTGTCTAAACTTAGATAACGCTTTCTTCAATGCCGTTTCGTAGTGGATAGGATCAAGTTCAACATCGACCATTCCGCCGCCTAAAAATGCATTTACATAATCAAAAATTTCTTGTTTTTGTGTAGCGTGTGCTGACATAGTTATATTCTCCATTAGTATTTATCGAATAAATATACATATGCCAAGACTTAGTTTATACAAACCTGAACGCGGAAAAGATTATGAATTTCTAGATAGACAAATCTTAGAAATGTTTACTGTCGGCGGCACCGATGTATTGGTACACAAATACTTAGGTCCCGAAAATCCTGAAAGTGAAGACGCAACAGCAGATTCACCTAGGTATAATAGCGTTGCAGAAACAAATATTCAAGATTTACTATTCTTAGAAAATAGAGATAGAAAGTATGATCCGGACATTTACACATTGCGCGGCATTTACAATGTACAGGATATAGATTTCAACCTCAGTCAATTTGGGTTGTTTCTTGATAACGACACACTATTCATGACTGTTCATATTAGAAATAGTGTCAAAACTATAGGAAGAAAATTAATGCCCGGTGATGTTATAGAATTGCCGCATCTAAAAGATGAATATGCATTAAACGATTTCAGTGTTGCTCTAAAGCGTTTCTATGTAATTGATGATGTAAGTAGAGCGTCTGAAGGATTTTCGCCAACTTGGTATCCTCATTTATATAGATTAAAAATGAAGCAAATATATGACGGACAAGAATTTAAAGAAATACTTGATTTGCCAGCAGGTGAAGATACTAATGAAACTTTAAGAGATGTATTGTCTACATTTGAAAAAGAAATGCAAATTAATGATGCGGTAGTTGCACAGGCAGAAGCAG